TAGTAGTAGCATCAGATCAGCTTCGGCAGCCTTACCTGTTCTACTACCTTCCATCATGGCTTGGTTAAGTATAACCTTACCCTCTGCTTCGGCAGATAGCTGTGACATGTAGAACACGGCACAACCATACTGCTTTGCAATGGTACGAGCATGGATAGCATTTGCTTTCAGAGCTTCGTCCTGTCGGGCAAACCCTGCTGTCTTAGCAAACTTATCACCCATGTCTAGCACCATCACGTCAGGTTTGTATGACTTAGCAACACTCTCGACCCATGCCATGTCACGACCTGTGCAGTCATACAGCTTGATGTTCTTTCTTACTGCATCATACTTCTCATCAGCCAACTTAGGATTCTCCTTGATCTGATACTGATCCATGTTGGAACTGGCAGTCAGATAACGAATACCAACCCTGTGTACTGCTTCTTCGTTACATAAGATAATACATCTAGCACCCTGTCGAGCAAAGCCATTCTCACCTGCTATCATAGATGCATGGAAAGATGTCTTACCTGTGTTGGGTCTAGCTCCAACCTCAATCAGATGTCCTTCGTTGACACCCTCTATCTTGCGAGTCAGACTAGGTATATTGAAAGTCCAACGTGCTTCCAAGTCATTCTTGGCAAGCAGATTGTCAATAGATATATCTGCCCACTCTACATTGAGTGCAGGTATGAAGTCATCGTTGTATCTCTCCAACAGATTACGTAAGGGTTCAAGACTAGTCTGTGAACCATTCACATAGTCAAAGCCAAGATTAGCTATCTCTTCGCCAATCACCTGTTGGAATAGCTTGGACAAGACCTCTTGTGCCACGTCCTTACCAAGTGGGGACTCCTTCTTAACACGTAAGAACAGATCACTAAAGGCTTGCTTCTGTGCTGTAGTCATGGTTGGATTACCTGACATAAACAGTGCTTCTACCTCATCGGGTGTGACAGTCCTGTTATATCTCTGCATGGCATAGTCCACAGATGTTTTAATCTTACGCAGATCTTTACCGAATAACTTATCGGGACACTTGATACCTCTATGATCATCATAGAAGTCCTTGTCCATCAAACTACGAATTAATGCTGTTTCCATTTATTTGTTCTCCTATTGCTGTTAGTTTTTCAATGTCGTTAGGATGTTTAT